CTATATCTCTATATATTTAAATTCATTTTTATGCCACATAATAAATTTTTCAAAATCTTTATAAGAAATTCCTATGGTCGCTGTATTTACATTAGGATGAAAATTTACAATATCTTGATTAGCTAAATCTTTATCTACTAATACTATAACATCTCTATTAGAATCGTTTATTAATCCAAAAGGAGTAACTGATCCAGGTGTTAGCTTTAAATATTTATATAAACGTTCTTCTGATGCAAATGATAACCGAGTACTGCCAATTTGCTTATCTAAAGCCTTTAAATCAACTCTCTTATTTTCATCTAAAACAACTAAGTAATGGATATCTCCTTTTCTATTTCTAATAAAAAGATTTTTACAATGACCTCCAGGAATATCGATTTCTAAATTCTTGGCTTCTTCAACTGTATATATTGGATTATGCTCATATTTAGTGTACTTAATACCTAATAAATCTAATATTTCATATACTTTCTGCTCGTTTGTAATACTCATTTTTTCTCCTTTTCTATAAGACTATATACACGTCTCTTATAACTACAGCATATTTTTGAACCTTCAAAATTATTTCCGTATTTATTTCAAATTAATCTTCTATTATTCATTGATTATATGTATTATCTTTAGCAAGGTAAGGTAAATAAAAACATATCTTCCTCGCTAAAGATTAATCTCTAACTTAAAGTACTAATATGCAAATTTTATTGTATTTAACATACTTTCAAAAGATGTCATATTTTCATCTGATATTTTTCCACGTTGCATAAGTGTAAATAAATATGCTTTGTTACTATTACAAATCATTACTTGCTCTACTTGCACATCCACTCCTTTAAAATTATAATAATAATTTAGCGTTAATGCATTATTATCATTAAATTTACGCTCTTTAATTTGTAAGTTGTTTATATCTGAGCGATTTTTTATATAAGTTTCTGCTGAATTAAAATAAACCTCTTCCGAATATCCCTTCATACCATCTATAACCAAGTTCACATTAGTCCCCTGATTATCTAAATAGTAAATATCAGCTCCTTTTAAAGTCGTTTTAGTCCAATTTGAAGGGTATGAAACTGAAATCTTATCAGATTTAGTTTCTAAGCCTGTCCAATCCCCATTATTGCTTAAAACATATCCATCAATAACTGTGTTTTTAGCCATATAACCGCTAGCATAAAAATAATACCATTTTCCTTCTATCTTTTTCCAGCCTGTAGAATATGAACCACCTTCTGTATACCACCATCCAGTGCTATCATTCTTCCATTCTGCACTCGCGCTTATCGGAGTTATCGCTAATACTGAAACCGCTATTAGTGATCCTGCTATTAATTTTTTTAATTTTACCATTATTATTCCCCCTAAGTTCTTATAATATATAAGTTCCATTTAATAAACTTTCTAATCATTGAAGTTATTACACCTTATACTTCCGCTTTAAAGGTTTAACTTTGATTAACAAATTTTTAGAACTCATATATAATTTTATCTTACTTTTGTCCTTTGTCAAATATTCCAAGTGATAGAATTAAATAGTAGTTGTTAGTTATTGAGTGTAGTAAAAGGTTAAAATCCATGAATATATAATTTCCAAATCTCATTTAATGCAAACAAAAAAAGACCAGGCTTAATGCTTACATAATATACATAAACATTAAGTCTGGTTTGAAAATAATTAGTAATAAGCGTTTTTTTATTAAAGCCATATTTATTAAATATTTTGTGCTACTAATTGTAACTATATTCTATTATAAGTTTTATTGTTCTTCCGAATCTTTTGTTAACATATCTCTGCCTTTATTAACTTCCCCAGCTATAGCTTGCCTTAAAAATTCTAAATTTTCTTTAGATAATCCTGGAATTTGCTCCATAAGTACCTTATCAAATTCATCTGCCTTCGATGTTAAAAGCTCAGTTGCATTTTCTGTGATTCTAAATTTCTCTTCTACTATATTCCATACTTCCCTAGCAGTATTTATTTCTTCCTGATGCTCACTTATCTTTATTTTTTGGCTTATTTCACTTTTCTTCTGAATAAAGAAATCTATTATCGAATTTCCAACCTGCTTAATTATCACTGCTAAAATTACCACTACTGAAGTGTCTACTATAGGTAAAATTTGATTAATTAATATTTCTTTCATTCTTATCCCCATCCTTTACCTTAAGATCTTGGTTTCAATTGCAAAAAAGAAGAAGCTTATTAAAGCTCCTCCTATTGCAGTTATAAACCACTTCATCATATTGGTTAATGACTTAATGTTTTCACATAAATTCTTTAATTCTGTCTTAAGTTCCCTTGAATCTTGCTCAAGCTTATCTAATCTCTCTCCATGATTATTGAGCCTTCTTTCATACGTTTCAATTTTATCCTTAATCAATTCTTCATTCATGTATTACTTCCTTTCTATTAAAAATAAATGCTAAGTTTTTTGTCTATGGGATACTAAAAGCTTAGCATTATTACATGTCATGATATACTATAGAAAATAAAAAAAGATTATTTAGCTTAATAGTAATCTTTTACTGCATTTTTATTTAATTGACTAAAACTTTATTAAATACATACATTTCTCCTTTCTTCTAGATTTTGTTCAATATAAAATTACTTAGAAAATCTTATATATAAACAAATAAAAAAGAAGACCTATTAAAAGCCTTCATTTTTTATATTAACTTATTATTGTATATTCAGGACGCATTTTGTATATAGAATTAACCATGTAATAAATATTTAAATCATTATCTACATATATTGGATTATAATAACCATTTGTAGTTTCTGCATTAAACATCCATGTTTTTTCTCCATCTGGAGTGAACTGAGTAATTGATGCATCATAATTTCCTGTCACATACCAATAATTATTTTTATCTATAAATTTTATTTGGCCAGCTGATGAACCATATCCTATAAATTTTGACCAAATCTGATTACCGTTAGAATCGAATTTATATGCTTTATCATAATAAACAATTGCACAAAGATTGTTTGAATTATCTGCACATATAGTAAAATTTGAAGAACTTGATATATGAATAGTCCAAATTATATTTAATGATATATCAAATTTTACTATATCTCCATTTGACATTGCACCATAAAAATATCCATCTTTTCCAGCCGCAAGTTTGTAACATGATATAGATTCATTAGATGGATTTGCCAAAGTTGAACCACCACCATTTCCATCTGATGTGTTAAATTTCATAATCATATTATGTTCTGCTACTATAATATAATTATTAAGATATATCATATCATTTGCAGCATCCCAATAACTATTGGAATTTGTCCATTTTACAACACCATTTTGATCTAATTTGATAATTACCATATCACTATATGCACAATAAAGATTTCCTGAACCATCAGTACATATTTTTGTATTATAATAGCCTATTGTTTTTTTCCATATTAGATTTCCATTTGAATCATATTTAGCGACATAATCACTTGATGCACTTGATTGTGAAAAAAAAGCATAAACATAATTTTCATCACAGCAAATATAATTTCCAGATTCATTATATGCACTGTCAGTACTTTTCCATTTTTGATTAAATTTTAAATCTATTTTTCCAGAAAGAACTGTATTTCCTGGTGAATATCCTCTGCCTGTACCTATAACTTTATTTCCATTTACATATGCAGTTTTACCACTAGAGATATCTGAAGCAGCTGCAGTAGCATCTGATGTAAATGTGCCAACTATTCCACCCACAGTCGTACCAGCTTTTATAGCTTCAGCTGCTAAATTAGTTACTATAACTTTAATTTTTCCTAACCCATTATGAAATCCTGCTGGTATTATATATTCTTGATTACTGTTTGTTAAAGTAGATGAAACAGCTCCATTATTAGGCATTGTTCCAACTAATCCTGTATCATTGTCATTACTAAATTTCTTAGTTGCTAGTACACTAGAAACATCTGCATCCCCTTCTGCACTAGCTTTGATAAAAAAACAGTCACTTATCGAATTATACCATACAGTATACGCCTTTCCTGCTATTAAGTTTGGTGATGTTGTTGTTCCTGGTTTATATAATTTTTTACCATTTATAGTTGTTGCAGCTCCGCCATTATTAGTACTTGCTATAAAAGTTATTGGATATCCAGTTACTAACGTTCCTTTAATTGTAAGTGTTATTGCTGTGGCAAATCCACTCGCTGTCTGATACACCCTATCTGACAATGTTGCATTAACATTTGAATCTCCAAATTTAACAATTGATGCATCAGTATGTGGGTAATATATATTTCCTGTACTATCTTGTATTTCTATATTTTTTGTTGCCATTTGTTTTCCCCCTTAAATAGTCTTTAGAAATAATTTAACTTGTGTTCCACTTGCATAATCAGTACCAACTTTAATACTCGCTCCGTCTGCTCCTGCTGGTCCTTGTGATCCAGTTGCACCAGTTGGTCCAGCAGCACCTGTTGCGCCTGTGGCTCCTTTTAAACATATTGAATATACCCATTTTGCTGTACTTGCGTCTCCTGAAGCTGTACATACATATACATTTCCTGTGCTTGTATTAAAATATTGATCATTTACTAAAGCTGAAGTTATACCACTTCCAGTAAAAACTGTTGCTGAGGTACTAGTTCCTGTTATTGTGGTTCCACTATACCATTGAGATCCTCTAATCCCAGATACTCCTTGTGGGCCTTGTATACCTTGAATTCCTTGTGGTCCCTGCATACCTGTTGCTCCGCTAAGATCTGTTATATATGTGTATGCTGTTGAACCCTTAACATATAATTTTGCATTATCAGCATCATTAATATTTCCAGTGTCTATTAACACAAAGCTCCCTATTTTTAATCCATCTGAAGCAAATCCTGTATTCATAGCTGAAACTGAACTATACACTTTTGCGATTGTAAAAGGATCTCCAGCTGGTCCTTGCACACCTTGTATACCTTGAACCCCTTGAGGGCCTTTCAATAATCCTCCATCTAACTTTTGTTGAAATGTTTGTCCATCAGCAAATGTAACTGCATCTGCGCTTGTTAATACATTTACTTCCTTTAATACTGCACCTGTACTTTCATCTAATAATTGAACCCTTACTTTATCTAAATTTGCCATTATATAATCACCCTTTCTTATTGACTGTTTTAATCATTATTTATATAAATATTTAGTTTTTAATATATATTTCAATTAAGTTTCTACATTATAGAATTAATTGACTGCTTGGCTTACTAGATATTCAAATGTAAATTTATTATTTCAATATATACATTATTTTTAGCTTCCTATTGAGCTATTTTAATACCCATATTGGGACTTACCTTTACATTGTCTGCAAAGCCATTGGTTATTTTATCTGTTATTTTAAAATACAAAGTATCACTTGTTCTATCAGCTATAGCTGGCAGTGTCTCATTAATATACAATTGCATTTTCCCTGATAACTTAGTGCTGACTTCTTGAAATTTTGACTGTAGTATTTGTATATCTCCTTTAGTTGCAACTACTACATTTGGATCTATCTTAAGATCTATGCTACTTGCATTGCTGACTTCTAGTACAATCTTTATGACTAAATCTTTTGTGCTTCCTTCTAAAATTGTTGGTTTATAGGTTTCTGATAATTTGGTGATTGCAATCATATCTCCAGCGTCATCAAAAATACCAGCTTCTCTGATGAAAAAGCCTCCATCAGCTGCTGGTATTACTGCTTCTACAACTATCCAGTTTTCATTTGATCCATCGACTGAAATTGCACTTATACTGCCTGACCAAACTTCTTTTGCAATTGAGGTTTGATCTTCTGAAGGTTCATAATATGAGCCGTTTCCATCTCCGACTTTTAGGGTTTTAAAATTTACTTTACTGCCTGAAACTGCTGAAGCTGATAATTTCTTTCTTCCTAATTTTGTTAACATTGTATAAAATTTTTCTGCCAAATTAACTCATCTCCTTACTGGGATATATTGTTATGCTTTCTGAACCTGTACATTGGCTGATACTACTTTCCATTTTTCCGTTGAGTTCAATATTTTTAGCTCCCCATGGATAAACTGTCATAGTTTCTCCCATAATTGATGCTAAACCATAGTACATTTCTGATTGGTTCACAGATATTAGTTTATACTTAACGCCTAAATGTGCTGGCTTAGCTATTTCTATTGAATCGTACAAACTATCTAAAGCATAAGGAAAGCCTGTATCACTTATTAAATTTACTTGGAAATAGTATTCTGGATTATTCTGAATTATTTCAGCTTCTGAAACAAAGCTTTTACAAATCTGCTTTATTACTTCAACTGTTGTTGTACCTTTAGAATTAAGCTTTGCTAATACCCTTGCTCTTCTTTCTTCAATTGATTTAGAATTATTTGTAGTTATTCCAACTCGTTTTTCCCATAGTTTCAAGCCCCATTCAGTTGCAGTTTGAGGCAAAATTTGCAGGAATAAATCTGAAATATCCAAGCCTAATTTATCAAAGCTACTTCCGTAAGCATTAAATATTTCCTTGAAAATATAGCTATTTTTTATTTCATCAATAACATAGCTTTCTAGCTTATCTTTTGACTCATTTCCACTATTTTCACTTGAAGTACTTACAATATTAATATTTTCAAATACGTCTAAATCAGCTGTATTACTCATAAGTTATCCCTCCCAAAGATGCCTTATCTTCATCAGCCGTAATTATATTTTTAGTATCATTGTTTATTTTTACTGAAGATATATCATTAACTCCAGCTGTCATTACTACCTTTGCCTCAACAGTATTTATTTTTACAACTCCGCCTACTGGAATTGTTTTTAAATAATTATCAAGAGACTCTTTTATATTGTCTTTAACATCCTTTATATCAAATCCATCTAATGCAGTAAGACCAAGTATATTAACATCAATTTTTAATGGATTTACTGATACTACAGTTACTGTAGCCCCTATTGGTGCCTTTCCACTTCCTTGACCATCTTCTGGATCTATATATTGTTTAACTTTTTGTACTATAGTATCATCTAACTGAATTCCATTATTTCCTGCAACTATTACCTTTACAGTTCCATTTCCATTCATTCCATTGCTTTTATCCCAAAGAGGTTTTACTTTCACATATTCAACACCAGATATCTGAAGAGCCCATTTTTCATAATCATATATATTTCCACTGCTGCTTTCTTCTCTCTCTTTAGATATGATTCTTTCCAATAAATTTTCACTAGTTTCAGTATCAGTTCCACTGGTAGTTGCACTTTCATTTTTCACATTAGTTATCCCATTTATTTTAATTGGTATTTCAACAATAGCATTAGCTGGAACATTATATTTAGAACCTATTTCCATTGCTTTAATCCTTAGTGTGCATTTTCCATCTTTAATTTTTCCTTGAGATATTACCTTATATTTTAAGCCTTCAACAGTTTGAACTATGCTGTTTTCATATATTATAGAATTTTCTAACCCTAAAAAAGTCACTTGCCCCACTGAATATAAGCCTTGCTTCCTATCTAAGCCATGTCTTGCTGCATCTTTATCTATAAATTTATCATATTCATCTTGAGGAACCTCTGGAGCTTCCTCACCAAATACTAATTTTAAAATTGTATCTAAGGCCTTATAATAATCTGCTATGGTTTTAGCAGATGGAGCAATAGCATCATATACAAAATATCCTTCACTTTTGGATATTCCAGAATCAATACTATCTAGCATTTGTGATCTTAAATTTTCTTCAGTATTATTTTCATACATCAATTGTCACCTCCCCGCAATCAGTTATTGCTGTAAAAGTTATGGTTAAAATATCATTGTTTTTATCCACCTCAAAGTTTTTTACGCCTAATATGTGCTGATTTTCCTTTAAGCATTCTAAAGTTAACCTTTTAGCCTCACTTTCAATTAAACTTTTACTAAACCCTTTACCAATTATTTTTTCAAATTCATTTCCATATGCACCACTGTAAATTGGATACTTTCCTTTGCTTGTTTTAAGAGATTTCCATATCCATATTTTTAGTGCTTCTATTCCTTCTACAATTTGAAATTTTCCATCCTTAAGTTTAAAATCATTTTTTTCAAAATCCCAGGCATATTCTTTAGGAATATCTGTAACTTTCTCTTCTTGTGAAAATGCCGCAAGTTTATTTGCCATGTTTAAGTTTGTTTCAGGTAATATACTAGCCACTACATTTCACCACCTTACAAAGTATTATCCATGTTTGATTATCCTTAGTAGGTAAGACTGCTAGCTCATCGCCAATTTTTATTGTATCTAGAAAGCTTACTGCAGTGCCATCAGTATTTGCTACTGATGCTTGTCTTGAATATCCTGATAATAAGTAATCAGCTATATAAAGATCATCCTTATATAGCTGCAAATCATTTGTTTGAATTATTATTTCAGGAGGTGGGGAATTAACCTTAGCAATGCATATGGAAAGAGGATTACTTTCTGCACCTTTTCTTTTCATTAAATTTAACATTTTTACATATGGATCCATTAGCTATCAACCTCCTGTAAATCCATTTTGTTACTTAAACTTACTGTAAGCTTCATTGTATATTTTCCTGTTCCACATTCCCAGGTATGAGTATCAGCATTAACATAAAGAGTTGCATCTTTCAATATGTCTAAATACCATATTTTCGCCTTAACAGCATATCCTGTTAAACAGCTATAATTGCCAATGGCTTCAATTTCTATTTCTTCACTGAAGCCATATAACTTATTTTGCGCTACATCATATGTGTTTTTACCATCTTCCACTGTGTACGATGTCTGAAAAATACCATATCTTTTTACAAGCTCTGAATTTTCCACTTGGTCTACATAGTTATTGTTGGCGTCAAAAATTTTTACTCTGTTTATCATATTTTCTAAGGAATCCTTATAGCTCATATCTATTATGTTATTATTGTACAAATCCACATTAGCAGATTGAAGCAAATAATCTGATATTATTTGCCCCTTCTCAATTACATTGAACGTATCAGCTTTCATAATAGGAACATATTGTTTTCCATTTTGCTTGCTAACTTCACTATAGCACTGCATTATTATGCTATAATAACTTCTATCTATACATAGTCTACCTATCGGCATTCCAGTTTCCACTACATTACCAACTTTGATGTTTAATTCTTCACAAGCCTTATATACAACACTTTCTGGAGACATATTCTTAATATTCATGCTTGTTGATGAACTCATGATAAACCTCATATAATCATAGCAAGTAAAAGTTTCCTCCTGATTTGAACTTCCTAAAGTCCTATCTACAACTTCACCTCTAAAAATTTCTCCATAAGTTTCATCTACAATCTTTATTAGCGTCCCTGGACATATTTGAACTCTAGGCTGATTTATATCTGATAAGGAATATAACATGCTAAATGAGCATTTTCTTGCAGGCTGATCTATTGATGCTGATAATTCAATACTTTTGCAAACTGGAGTTATATCTGTTAAAAGCCAACCTTCATATAAGCTGTATATTTTAATCATATATTACCACCCAATATATTATTTACATCAGTTAAACTAAAGCTTGCCCCCCACTGACCTACAATTTTTTCATTTAACTTTAATGCCTTATACTGCTTTAATGCTAAAGTAAAGTTTATATCCCCAGTTCCATCATTTTCTCCATACTCAACAGTTTCTATAGAGAATAGATCATTGATATCTGTGTTTGTAAGTATCACTCTTATTGGCTTTTTACTTTTTCTCCAAGCTTCTATTTGTGCAACACACTCAAATGGTTTAGGAATATCTGAATATGCACAAAATTTATATTTATGAGCAGGAAAAAAGCTCTCAAAAGATATTTCTGAAAGCTTTGAATCTCCTAATATATTTATTTCTCCAATTGATTCTACACTAACTACTGAATTGTTGTTAGCTAATTTAAGTGAATAACTAGAAGGTGGTACAGGAAGTTGTAACCATGTATCGTCTTGATTAAACCAAAATTCTATCATTTTAAAATACCTCCTAACTCATTCCAAGAGCTGTTTGACTCAATTTATTGGCTAGAGCTGTTGCAATTTTATCTATATCGCTTTCTTCTCTGATTATTATAGAATCTGCAAGCTTTGCTATTGTTATTGCAAATCCATTTTGTGAGCTATCATCTTTAGTTAATCCAGAAGCTCCTTTAAATCCTTGGCTACCAGTCTTGTTTCCTGATGATAAGTTTTTATTTACACCAGTTTTTATTCCTACTGCAAGATCTTTAATTGGTTCAGTTACTAAATGAGTATTAACTTTAATACCACGACCCATGCCTTTTAAAAAGTCTGGCATCCATGTTTCATAATCTGTAAGAGGACCTTTATCTGGAACTGAGAAATGAAGAAATGATCTTATCCTATCGGCTACACCTGAAATAGCATCTTCAATATAACCTACTGCTCCTTTTATACCATCTACAATTCCCATTATCATATCTTTACCCCAACTAATAGCAGTTTTAGCCATGTCTTTAAATATTGAACCTATTGCATTTAATATATTTCTTATAATATCTATGGCACCATTAAATACTGTTCCCACAGTACTTTTTATAGTATTCCATGCACCTGACCAATCTCCATTTATAACTTGCATTACAGTTTTAATCACTCCTGTTATTACGTTAAGTACAGTCATGATTACTGTTTTAATTATGTTAAATGCTGAAGACACTACTGCTTTTATAGTCTGCCCATGAACATTCCAAAAGGCCATTATCATATTTAAAGCAGTGCTTATAACAGTTTTAATGGCTGTCATAACAGTCGTAATAGTTTGTTTTATACGTGGCCAGTTAGATATTACAAAACTTATTAATTTACTAAAAATTTGAATTGCAAATGTTAATACTGGTTTTAATATAGAGTTCCAAACTGATTGAATTCCTTTAAATACATTTTGAATTATACTCTTTATTTTAGGCATATTAGCTTGAATAAAGGTTACTATTGATTTAACTACTGTTATTATTTTATTAATTGTCTGTGTCACAATATTTCCAACCTTAGGTCCAAATAAATTAGTAAATAAAGCTCCTATTCCTTGAGCTGCACTTCCTGTTTTCTTGAAGGTGTCTATTGCAGCTTTTACAGCACCTGAAATCTTATTAAATACTCCCATAACTATATCTCTTATTCCACCAAAATTTGTAGCAAAAGCAACTGCGAGTAATCCAACTACTCCAATTATTATTTGAAGAGGTAATGGCAATTTAGTAAAAATTCCAAATATAGATGAAAAGCTCTTTGAAACTACACCTTTAATCTTTTCAAAACTTCCAGCTAGTCCCTGCAATGGTGCTGATAGAGAAGGAGTTAACGCACCAACTTTTCCCATTGATTGTTTAGCTATATTTAAGACATTAGATCCCTTACTTCCAATTCCAGCTGATTTTACAGTCCTTGATACTTTAGCACTATTTAATTTAGGAATTTTTTGAGCTACTTTTGAAGCCCGTTTTCCTATACCGTCAGTAGCTTTTTTGACCAAATCATTATCTTTAAAGGTTTTAAACAAATCAGATACAGTGCTTTTTACATTTTTAATCTCATCTTTCGCATTTATAAAATTAGTTGCCAAGTCTTCAACTGTTTTTGATGCATTAGATATTGATTTAACTACCTCTTTGGCTTTCTGTCCAATATTTTCAATAGATCTTTCCCCAGTGTTATTTGTAAAGGCTTGTATTAAATCCGAAACAGACGTTCTTACATTTCCTACTGCATCTTTTGTATCATTAAAGCTGTTTTTAACTTTACCTACTGATTCTGATGCTTTAGATATTGCTTGTACACTTTTTGTCGCCTTCGAAGCCACTGGTGCTAGACCTTCTACTGCCTTTTTAGCTTTCTGAACTCCATCAACAGCCTTTCCTATTACTTGTCCGCCTTTATTCAAGACTCCTGAGGCTTTCCCCCCATTGGATTTAGGAAATTTCTGAGATACTTTTGAAGCCTGTTTTCCTATAAAATTAATAGATTTTTTACCCAAGTCAGTACCTGCAAAAGCCTTATACAAATTCGATGCAGTGTTTTTTACATTTTCAATCTCATCCTTTGTATTTTTAAAACTAGTTCTCATGTCTTTAGCTGCTTTTGATACATTAGATATTGATTGAACTACTCCTTTAGCTTTCTCTCCAATATTTTCAATAGATCTTTCCCCAGTATTATCTGTAAATGCTTGTATCAAATCAGAAACAGCTGATCTTGTATTTCCTACTGCATCTCTTGTATTTTTAAAGCTACTTTCGAGTTTATCTACTGATTCTGATGCTTTAGATATTGCCTTCACACTTTCAGATGCTTTTGAAGCTACTGGTGATAGACTATCAATTGCCTTTTGAGATTTTTGAGCCCCATCAATAACTTTTAATAATGCTGAATCTAGTTCAAACGGCATTAATCATCACCTCCTGAATACAAGGCTTCCATTTGTTTCATTTTATCTTCAACTTCTTGTTCAATAAAAGCACTGATGATAATCTTTTCTCCAAATCCCCTATTAATTGTTTGTGCTGGCCACTTACCATGAAGTTTCCAGCAGTAATATAAGAGATTAACAGTTTCATCAGTGCTTATGAGTTTTTTATATCTTCTTTTTTGTTAGTAGATTCTACTCCTGAAATTTCAGTTACAGTATCTGCTAAAATATCAACTTCACCAGGTAAGAATATCTTATTCATAAGTTCCTTTGGTGTTGGAGCTTTGAAATGTTTCATAAGCTCTTCTGATCTAAGCTCTGGCACTCCTGCAAGAACAGTTTCTATCTTTGCCTGTGCTGTTGCAAATCCTTGAATATTTCCTTTCTTATCTACTTGAAGTACTCTTTCTTGAATTTCATTGTATCTCTCCATAGAAATAGCATTGCATGTAAATGTAATCTCCATATTTCCAAGTTTAGCAAGCTTAAGTTTTACCTCCTTAGAAGGTACCTCAATTTTACCAGCATCTATTTTTAATAATTGTTCAACTAAATTCATAACTTCATCTCCATTTCAAATTTAATAAAATTATAGATAAACAATGTGCGATCTAGACTTTTGCAATAGCTAACCGAAATAAGTAACATATTGTATTCCAGTTTCTCTGTAGCAATTTTCTAAAATTCAATTAACGTTTTTCCTAGTTCTTCTAACTATAAGTCTAGTTATTAAATTGCATATCTATAATTCAGTAATTTTTTATTTCCTTGTCATTACTTTATTTTTACATACCTTAAGCAAATATCTACATTAGAAATCGAAAATATTTTTGTGTAGCAGGCATTTGAAAATAAGCTGATGAAGGTTCTTTGTGACAAGTTGTTTCACTTTAGCTTGTCCATTCGAATTATTGGAGCATGCTAAAGTGAGTACGCCTGTCATTTAGAACCTTCCAGCGAAATTTTCATAGTCCTGCGTAACAAAAATATTTCCGATTTCGGTAGATTATTGCTTAACTATAGTTTTATTGTGGTTCTATTAAGTCTAAGAAATCATAACCTGAGAAAGTAAATGCAATTGTATCCTCAACATTCTTTTTAACTTCCCAATCTGCCAATGTTAATTCATCAAAAGTAACATCTTTAAGTACCACTCTTTCAGCTCCTACTGAATCTGGATCAGCTAATTTAGAAATTATAGTACATACAGTTTGCTTTCCTTGTTTGATGTTATCCTTCATTAAAATTGCCATTCTTGATGATATATGATGTAATTTCAATGTTCCCTTTCCTTCTATACCTGTTACTTTACTTCTCTTCCATAGATCCCTTGTAAAATTGACATCTACCTTTGTTAAAGTTACTTTTGCTTGAAGAGCTGACACCTCTGAAACATATTCTCCATTAATCCAAACTTCTCCCCAAGTACCATTTATAATATCCTTTGCTTGTGGCATAATAATTACCTCCTAAATATATATTTGAAATTTAATATCTTCTATTGCATCTAAAATAACAACTTGTCCTTTAACAAAAACTTGTGAACCAGTGTTACTTTCTTTTATTTCTTGATCTTTCATAGTTGAATTATCTACACCTTGGCTCTTTAAGTAAGCTTTTTGTGCATCTAAATCAATTTCTGCTCTATTTTGCCCTTCAATGCTGCTATCAAGCAATCCATCAAGTTCTAAACCTTCAAAATAACCATTAATAGCTGCAATAAGCAAGCACTTATGGTCATAATCATTTGGATATTTTCCAATATAATTATCTTCAGCTGTTGATTTAATATCATCATGTATTAAATCCATAATATCTACTATTTTAATCTTTTTAAAATCTTCACCTTTGTTTTCAATAGTAGTTACAAAGCTATTTACAGCTCTATCAATTTTAACCTTCTTTCCATCGTTAATTAAAATTAATTTTCCTGCATCAATTGCTGCATCTCTTTCTTCTTTCTTTAGATGCGGAACATCTAATACTTCTGCAAGTGGTGCATAAGTAGCACTAATATTTAGCGAAGTTCCTGCTAGCATTCCTGCAATTCTTGAACAGTATTCTGCAGCAGTATAAGTTCTAGCTGCTGTTTTTATGTCGTCTGTAGCAAAGTTAATTACTCCTTCACTATCAGCTGGACAATGTGGAAGTACTGCTTTAACTCTAATATCCTTAGCACTTCTTAATTGTTTAATCCATGTAGCAAAATCTGTTGCTCTTGAAGTAATATTTGCATCTGTATCAGCCTTTCCATCTGCAGTCTGACCAATGCTTGGGACTACTACATAATCCCATTTAATAGTTTCTAAATAATTTTGAGCTTCTGAATAATTAGCTGCATCTGATGCTTCTATATAAGCAATAACTTGTTTTGGTGGATTTTGATATCCTATCATTGCAAGTTTTATTTGTTCCTTATTAAACTCTGATAAAGCTTCTGGAATTTCATCTATAGTATCCATTTTTATTGGATTACTATAATTTGCTGGCATTGTATCCTTTAATATAAGTGCAACTACGCCTCTTGTTCCTCTCTTTGCTGCAGTTATTCCTGCTTCTTTAAAAATAATGTCTACTGATGGTTCTCCCATTTTTATTCCTCCTTAAATTTTAAAATTAAATGTGCCTGCTTTAGGGCTTTGAGGTGCATTAAAGTTTCTGTCTTGTGCAAGATCTATTTTGAGTTTCAAGTGTATTTCTGACATTTTTGCTCTACCCCTCAACTTTCTTATCTTTGCAGTTCTCCCTAGTACCTTTATATATCCATCGCTAAAGATTTCCCTCATTGTATCCCAAACTTCATTTTGAGCTATTAAATCAACACTCATAAGCTCATCTAGCGGACCAAAGTAAATAATCTTCATAGTTATGGTATTCATATAACTATTTCTATTTAAGTCTGCTTGCCTGCTGGTAACGTAGCGAATAAAAAAAGAAGGTCTTACAATTTCCTTCTCTAGCTTTGATGTATATATTTTTGTATTGGGGAATTTTTCAACTAACATTTCATTAATTGAATTAATTAATTCATTAATCATGAACCTCCTCCTGTAATCCCTATTTTGTTTTCTGCTTGCTTTTTAAAATTTCATTTCCAAGCACTCACCACCTTTTCACAAATTACTTCCATTACAAAAAAGTACCCAGCCTAAAATTACAAGCTAGATACTTTTTATATAGAAGATTTAATGTTTATGAGAGGGAACTTATCTTCTGTTCCCACTTACTATTATAAGCCTTCTTTTTTTTAATTTCTTACACACTTTCTCTAGTTTACCCATAATTTTCTTATAATTTTTATTTAATGAGGTTTTTAAGCTTAATAGCAATGGATATATCCTTTTCTATTTCCGTAACGCTTTCCTTCTATCCTTGTTTCAATTATTATTATATGTTAACATTTTGTTATACAAATTTTTACTTTAAAGCTTAACATGATAAAACTTTAATATCATGTTAAATGCTTGACTATTAATATTTGAATCTCTTATTACTATTTTTTAAAGCTATATAAGGAGGACATATATTGAAAAAACTTAATTACATAATACTAGCAACATTAATTGCAGTATCTTTTACAGCTATCAGCTGCAACTCAATAGGCAAAAATGAAACTGCTGATAAAAACCAAACTACAGTTGAAAATAAAACTGGAGAATCAAGTAAAGATACAGATAAAAATGATAATTCTGAAACTCGCGGAAACTCTCCAAGAGATCAGGCAATTTTTGAAGAAAACGAAGAAAGAGATAATGCTGAAATAGATAAGAGATATAAAGAAGTGGATAAATCTAAACTGAATTATGATAAAACTAATTCTTCTCTTACTTACTATGAAACTGAAAATAGCTTTGTTGGCAGTGAAGCTGGAATACCTAATGTAGATAATAAAAAATACAAAGATATATTAACTGACTATACCTATGCAAGTGAAGTAAATCCAACAAAAATAACCTACGAAGATTCAATAAAACTTGCTAAAAGCGTGTTGCCTAATGATATAAAAGAAATAAGAAATAAATATGATAATTCCACTGGAAAAACTTACATAGTTTATTCCTCTAATCAAGGTAATTTTGTATTAGGTCTTGCATATGATTATGACGAATCTCATAATCCTGGTTTCACCCCAAATTCCAAGAATAATACTATCGTTGGAATAGATTATATGAAAGAAATTACAGAACAATAAAGAAGGACTGTAGTAAGATTTGCATAATAGCAAGCCTACTACAGTCCTCTATTTTAAATTAGTAAAATATCTTGTTAATTCCAATTTCCATAAACAGGAGTATTACCAGAATTATATCTTATCCTGCAATCTATGAACATACCATAAGTATCATCAGAAATTTGATTTCCATTTCTATCATATAATGCTCTGATTCTAAGATAATCTGGGTGACTTGTACCATTTTGTGATCTGCTTTTATATAGTTAAATTTAAATTTTCTTTAACTTTAGCTATTGTTTATGATTTGTGGTAGCCAACTCTGGTCATTTATGGAATTACATAGATTTAAGAAACCATCAAAATACCCAAATTGGAGATAATATTAATTTATTAGATCCAATAAAGTTAAATATAAATTAAACTTTCTAATATTAAAATTAGCTCTAAATATTTTATTATCTTCAAAAATCTTCCTATGAAGATTATAATTTTCCAAATATACCGATTCACCTTTATATTATTGGCCCTAATTAGTTCTAAAAATCTCAAAATATTTTGCTGGAACATAATCAGTTAGCCACACTTTATTTTCAGATAGGAAGAATTTATATCCATCTTTATTCATCTGCTCACTGTTAATTTTAAATATAACTAATTCTCCATGTCTTTTGCCTACTTTTGTGGCTGTTTCTATATCAGCTGATAAGTGAACGTATTGTCTATTCTGTTTTTTAATACTTTCTCTACATATGCTATCCATAAATCTGGTTGCAGTTCCATGATATAATACTTTAGGTGGCTCAACAGCTTGCAATTCAAGATTAACTTTTATTGAATGGCCCTGGTTTGCTTTAATTTTAGTTTTATCATTATTAAATGAATATCTTTGTTTACCATCTTCAGCTACAATTCTTTCAATATCTGAAATTGTCACCTTATATCCTTTTTTATTTAATCCCTTAATTAAATCAGAAGTATTAATATATCCATATTCATCTAAGGTTAGTCCAATTTCCTCTGGCTTATGCCTTAGTATAAGGCTTATAAACTTACTAATTCTCATATCTTTATTACTTATCAT